ACTGGATAAAAGTTTTTATCTATAATTAAATTTAAATTTTCTGTTATCATTTCTGTTATTCTTCCTAATTCTTTATAATCAAATTTTAATTCTTTATTTTCATCTTCATATATATATTTTGGTAATGCTATAGATGCCAAATTACATACTGCTATACTGTCTTTATCTGTATATTCTAGGATTTCTGTGCAATTTCCTGCTAATATACCATTAAACATTCCTTGATTTTTTAAAGGTTCTCCAAAACACCATGTAGGTTCTTCTTTTTCTAATTCAACAATAGAATTAACTTTAATATAATGTCTACAATCTCTATTAGGTATTTTTTCAGGATCAATATTAATTCTATAAGTTTTAAGTCCTAAGTTTAATAATTTTAAAGTGTCAGAACAATTAAATATAAGTCTATAAAGATCTTTACAAAAATATTCTTTTTTTCCTCCTTTGTTATCTGGCATTAGAATATTTTTTTCTTTTTTTGATAAATTAATAATAGGATTTACTCCCATTGTTTGACACATTAATTTTATATCATATAAAAACTGTTTATGTATACTTCCTATTTGAATTGAATTATAAGATAAACATCCATCTGAATCTATTAATCCTGCTAACCATTCTAGTCTTATTTTTAATGTTTGATTAATAGGGATTGTATATTTTTTTGCTATATCATGAGGAAGTCTTATGATTGTTTTATCTGAATTTATTGTTGGTTCTCCTATATATTCTAATTTATCTAATAAATTTTGTTTTTCTTTATATAAACAAATACTTGAAATTATTCTTTCTTCTACTTCGCATATATCATCATCATATTTACTTAAATATTCTGGATACCAATCTTTGTGTCTTCCACAGAAAGATCCATATTTTTTTTTATAACTACATCTTTTTTTATTTTTATTATCAGTATATGTTCCATCTCCTGTATAAAATCCGCTTGTATAAGGATATTTAAAATCATTATTTTCAAATTCTAGAACTGGTAAATCAGGTATTTTTGCAATAATATCTCCTTCTTTTAATTCATTTGCATCAATTTTTATAGTTTTTTCTTTTCTCGCTCCTTTAGGAATAATAAATTTATGATATTTAGTACATTTAATTTCTGTTCCATCTGAAAATGATATATTTAATAGTTTAGAACTCTCACTGGTTTTTTTTACTAAACTATTTGACCATTCATATCCATTCCATAATTCATTATATGTATCTTCTAATTCTTTAATTTCTTTCCAGCCATATTTTTTTGTTAATATTTTTGTTTCTCCTGATACACATAAATTTGAACTTCTAATTAACCCGATATTTTTTTGATTATTTTTATTATTTACAGAGTCTTTATAAAGCATATAAGGTAGACCCGTTTCTTCTTGAGATCTTAAAATAGAATCCCAGATAACTCTAGCTTTTATTTGTTTATTAAAAATACCTTTTTGTTCACATTCTTCATATATTTTATCAAATTCTTCTCCATATGTATTTGTTAATTCTTTACATTTTGATGGACATATTAATGTCCACATTTCATCTCTTTCTACTCTTCTCATAAATATATCTGGTATCCACATCGCTATAAATATATCTCTTGCTCTTAATTCTTCTGGCGGACTATTAAATCTTAATTGTAAAAAATCTAATACATCTGGATGCCAGGGTTGAAGATACATTGCAATACTACCTTTCCTTTTTCCGGATTGATCACAATGCAAAGCAACCTGATTAAATACTTTAATCATAGGAATAATACCATTAGAATTTCCGTTAGTAGAATGAACTTTTGAACCTTTACATCTTATATTACTTATATCAATTCCAATACCTCCAGCATATTTAGAAATTAATGCACTTCTTAATGCTGTCTGATACATATGATTTAAATCATCATCCATATGTAATAAAAAACATGAACTCATTTGAGGTCTAATCGAACAAGCATTATATAATGTAGGAGAAGCATGAGTAAATTTACCATTAGATATTTCATTATAAGTTTCAATTACTTTTTGAATATTACCTTCGTATTTATATTTTTTAGATGGACCATGAATACCAATAGCACATCTCATTAACATATGTTGAGGTCTTTCAACAACTTTATTATCTATTTTTAATAAATATGATTTTTCTAATGTTTTAAAACCAAAATAAGTATAATTAAAATCTCTTTTATAATCAATCGTTTTTTCTATTTCTTCTTTATTTTTAGTCATAAATTTAAACATTTCATCACTAATTAAACCATATTTTCTACCATCTTCAGATGTATAATTATATAATTTTCTCATTGTTTTTAAAAAACTATCTTCTGTTGATTTATGTAAATTTGATATTGCTATCGCTGATGCTAATTTATCATATTCTGGTTGATATGTTGACATATGTGTTGCTGTCTCTGATGATAATTCATCTATTTCAGTAGTTGTCATACCTGATTTTAAACCTTGAATAATTAATTGTGATAATTTTGTTAAATCAATTGGTATATTACTTCCATATAATTCTTTAGCTATTTTTAAATTTCTTTCTGTTATTTTATCATATTTAATAAGTTCAGTTTTACCAGATCTTTTAATTACATACATCTTAATTACTAATAAATAATATTATTTATTTTATATTATAGAAATATTAAAATTTTATATTATTTATTATTTCTTTAAATACTATTTAAATTTTTAAAATAATGTAGTATTAAAAAATAAATAAAAATAATAATTTTATATATTTTTATTAAAAAAATAAAAATTTATTTTATATATTTAAAGAGGACTTGTCCTCTGATACATTCATAATTAATTGATTATTTTATATTAAAATTAATCAATTTCATGTTCATGTTATATTTAACTGATTTTTTAATTATAAAATTTAATAATTTAAATTAAAAAAATGTATTCTGATACAGATGATAATACACATTGTTGTCATATTATAAAAAATAGTAGAGATAATAGTTATAAATTATGTAATAATAAAGATACTTATCAATTATTTTGTTATGAACATTCTCATATTACTAGTTATTCTAATACAGATATATATATTATTAATAAAAATTTTTTTAATAAATTAAAATCTATTCATAATGATTTACATAAACTAAAAGATAGTATAGATATTAAAAAAAATATTGAAAGTAAAATTATTAAAAAACTAATTCTATTTTGTAATGAAAAACAAGAATATAAAAATATATTAAATATTTTTAATTGTCAATGTAATAAAAAAAATAAATTATTTCAAGAATCTTCTTATCTAAAAAATATTTGTATTAATCATTTATTTGATTGTTGTAATTTTATTAATGATACATTTAATAATAATACTAATAATAATACTAATAATAATACTAATTCAAGAAGTTCTAATAATGTTACTTTTATTACTAATAATTTTATATCTAATAATTTAATTTATACTAAGAATGATGAACATAAAAAAGAACATAAACAAGAACATAAACAAGAACATAAAGATAATTTTATTTCTTCAAAATTAATTAATATATCTTCTACTAAATCTATTAATAAAAATGATATTGATAATATGTTAAAAATTGATGATGATAATTTTTATAATTCTAATGATAAACCAGATTCTTGTCCTATATGTATGGATGATCTTAACAACGAAGAAGATCCTTTACATTGCGGTCATTGGGTTCATTTACATTGTTTATTTAATTGGAAAGAAATTCAAAAATTAAAAAATATAAAATGTCCTGTTTGTAGACAAGATATAGATCTAAATAAAAAAATAGAAAAAAAAGATAGAATGGTAAGGATAAATATAAATAAAAATTTAAATGATATAGAATCAGTATCTTTATTTTTCGAATTAACTATTATGTTGTTAAGAGCTATGAATAATACTAATAAAAAAAAATTAGTTAAACAAGATAAAAATAATTTTATTAATAAATTATCAGATTATTTAAATAAACTAAAATAAATACTTAAAATAAAAAATGTGTTTATATATCTATTATAGATATATAAATAATTTTCTTTAAAAATATCAAATAAATGAGTTTTAAAACTATTTTAAAAATAATAAATATATTGAATATTTATTATAACATATACAAATGAGTAATAATATTATTATTAACATTGGTAATAAACACTATGAAACAGTCTGTTCTTTTAATAACTCTTCTGATATAAATGATGAAAAAACTTTAACTACTTCTTTTTCAGATAATGATCAAGATATTAAAAATATGTTAAATTTTTCTATAAAAGATTCACTTCATAAAGAAAATAGAATAAGTAAAGAGTTATATAGAAAAGAAATATTTGATTATTTAATTGATTCTATTATTAAATATTTAAAAAATCCATTTGATAATTTATTACCAACTAAAATTAAAAATGATGAAGTTTTTAAAATGATACAAATGTATCTATTAAATAAAATTATTTCTAGAAATGATCAATTTGATGATTTTGTTATTGTTCAAAGTGAATCTGTTAGTGCTAATGATCAATTAGAAAAAGATATTAAATTTAAATTAAATGAATATAAAATTTCTATTGAACCTAAAGATTTAAATAGAAGATTAAAACTTATTAAAGATTTTTTTCAACATACTTTTAAAAATAAAGGTTGTTTAATTAAATATAATTTTTCTAATACAAATGATGGTGAAATTACTTATGATAAATTAAATAATCAATTTATTTATAGTTATTCAATTAAAAATCATTTGAATGATACTTATATTAATAAAAATATGAATATACCTATATATTCACATGTAATTCCTATTATAGATACTTTAAGTAATGATATGATTATTAAATATATATGTTGTTATATAAGATATGAATATTTAAATTTAAACACTATAGCTTTAGCATTTGATTATAAAAATGATAATTTAACTAAAAATTTAAATTTTAATAATACTTTAGAAGCTTTTGCTTCTTTATTTAATCATTATTATAAAAATTGGTGTTCTGCTTTCTGTGATATTGAAGATTCTTTTGGTTCATTAGGTTCATTTTTTAATTTAAGTATAGATTCTATTTTAAAATATGAAAATGTAGTTATTAATCCTCCATTTGATGAATTTTTTATTACAAAGTCATTAATGATAGTAGAAAATTGTTTAAATCAAAAAAAGAATTCATTATTTTCTAATACTAGATTTATTATTATTATAGTTCATTGGGAGGATTTACCTATTATTCATAAATTTAAATTAAAATATAATTATAAAGTGTATAAAAAGGGAGAATTAGAATTTATAGATTATTTTGATAAAATGAATAGGCTTAAGCCATGTGATATTATTATTTTTGATTTAAAATAAAATATTAAAAATTAAATATTATATATCAATAAGATATATAATAGAAATATGAGTATTTATAATGATATTTTTATGAAAAAAATTATTAATAAAAAAAAACCTAAAAATCATATTTTTTTAGATTTAGATTCTACTATTATTAATAGTCTAAGTCCTGATGAAATTAAACTTTGTAATGATAATAATTTTAATCCTTTAGATTTATTTAAATGTCATAAATATTATTTTAAAAATAAACTTGAATTTTATATTTTTGAAAGACCTCATTTACAATCTTTTTTAGATTTTTTATTTAAACATTTTAATGTTTCTGTTTTTACTGCTGCTCAAAAAGATTATGCTACTTTTATTGTTGATAATATCATTGAAATTAATCCTAATAGAAGATTAACTTATTTCTTTTATTCTTATCATTCTGATATTACATATAATTATATGAGAGGTTTAAAAGATTTAAATATTTTATGGAGTATTTATGATTTAGACGATGTTAAACCTTGTAATACTATTATTTTAGATGATAATAATGAAGTTTTTTCTACTAATAAAAGAAATTGTATTAAAGTTCCTGAATTTTCTATTATTTTAGAAAAAGAGAATCCTAATGCTAAAGATAATTTGAATGAAGAACAAGAAAATATAAAAATAGTTAATTTTAGTATAAAAGATGATCATTATTTATATAGAGATGTATATGAAGATTTAAAAAATAAAGAAAAATATTTTAGTGATACTTTATGTCCCTTACATTTCCCTATTGGTAATATTAAAACTAAAAATGCTATTTGTAAATTAGATTTTTAACGTCTTCTATTTTTTAATTCACTACTTTCTCTTTCTCTTTCTCTCATCATTTGTTCTGCTGCTGATTTTGTTGCACTTGATAATGCTGTTCTTTCATCTTTTCTTGAAGGTTCTCCTCTTAAATCGTCTATATTTCCTTCAAATTTTTCTAAACCATAATTTTCGTTTGATTTTTCACTAGGGGTTTCAAATATTGAACTTAAATCTTCCAACATTTCAACTTTTTTACCTATTTTAACTGGAACTTTTTTTGTATTTGGTTTTAAAGGTGTTTCTTGAACCATTTGTCTAATATTAGTAATATTTCTATCTGAAAATTCATCTATCTCATCATTTTCATCTATATCGTAATTTATATTTTCATCTAATTCTTCATTAAATCTTACTTTTTTTTCAATATCATCTTTTACCAAACCAAATTCTGTTATTGATGATTTTTTCATTTTATCATGTCCATCTCCTCTTATTGGTTGATCTAAATTTCCAATTAACATTCTACCGTCTTCAGAAAATGGGTTAACATCATTAGGCATATTTAATTTAGTTCTGCCAAATTTTTTAGAAGATTTATTTGTATCAATAACATTATTATCACCTAAAACATCAGATAGAGATGTTTTTCCTATAGTTGTATTTTTAGCATTCATTAAAGGATTTTGATTATTATTAGTTTGATTTGAATTTTGTAATTGTTCAGCTATTTGTTTTTGATATAATTCATTTTGTTGTATTTGAGTAAACGCTTGTATTAGACTATTTACTGTTGATATAAAATCTTTTCCTTCATATACTTCCACTTTATTTTTTAATTTGCTTATTAGGATAAGAGAGGGAACATAATTAATTTTTAATTGTTTAGAATTTTTAATTATTTGTTTAACTTGTTTAGTATCTACATTTAATGATTTTATAGGTATTTTAGATATATTCATTAATTGTTCAATTAAAGGTTTAACTTGAGAACATGAATTAGATACATTACTGTATAAATAAACCATATATTCATTATTATTCATTTTATATTAATTTATAATTATAATATTTTGAGATTTAAATTATAATTTAATATATTTTTTATATTTTTATTGTTTTTATTTATTATATTTAAAATGGATAATAATAATCATATCACTGATTACAATAAAGAATATAGATATCAAATTTATGCTAGTTATACTGAGAAACAAAAACTTTTATTTAGTCCTTGGTCTATTAATTTAATGTCTAAACAAATTACTTTCTTTTTAAAAAATGTTCATCCTGAAGGTAAAGATATTATAGTTCCTAATCATACTATTATTTCAGTTGCTGATAGTTTTTATGAAAATACTGTAGCACATTTAGAAGTTTTACAACAGATGATTGTTAAATTTATAGTTAATTCAATTATTGAAGAATATCAACAAATTAAACAAAATAATAATTTATCTATTTGGGTTACTAAATATGATGTTGAATCTGGATTACAGCAATTTAATAGTGTTAAATTAAATAATAAAAAAAGAAGACCTTATTCTATGTTTACTTATTAAGAAGATATAATCCTATTATTTTTATATTTTATAATTTATTAATTATAAAATTTTATAATTAAATTTAAAAGGTATTTAGTTATATTATTTTTTGTATATATATTTACATTCCATCTCCACCTCTACCTCCACCTCCTAAACCAGGTAAACTAATTGACGGTAAACTAACAACTGGTAATTGTTGTATTGGACATGCTTGTGTATTACATGCTTGACTTTCTGTTGTAATTGGACATGCTGTACCTCCATTTGAAGGTTGTGTGATAACAGGTCTTGTTCTAGTTTGAGTTCCTCCTCCGCATGTTCTACTACAAGCTCCGTATGGAGTCCATTCTCCCACTACACAATTAACTGGTGATGGAGGCGTTGAAGTAAGTAGAAGTGATCCAACAGCAGGTAAAATACTTCCAATAATTGCATTAGTAACGTTACCTCCAAAAATACTTGTAGTTATATTATATCCATCCATACCACCAGCTGTAAAAGTGGAAGAATTTATATTACTAATATTACCTTCATAATATCTAGTTCCTAATTTTTGTCCTGTTGTAGAATTATAAATAACTCCTTTAGTATACTGTCCATCTTGTGTATAGAAACCTAATATTCCATTAGGTTCTAATCTAATTTGTTGAATAGTAACATTTCCGTTACCAGATGGACCAACAAATGGACCTGTCATTATAAAATTACTTGGTATTAATGCTGGTTTACATGTTTGAGTTTGTGTTAAGTTTGTAGGACATGCTGTTCCTCCATTAGATGCAGGAGTAACAATAGTTCCTGTTCTTGTTTGTGTTCCATTAATACATGGTATCGTTGTCCACTCTGGATAGCTTACATTACAATTAACTGCAGCAGGCGCTGGTGTAGAAGATAATGTAATATTTCTCCAATATATTGTATTATTCTTATCTTTTAAATTAAATGTTCCATTTGAATTAAATTCAAATTTATAAGGCATGAAGCTAGAAGCTGGACTTCCTCTTGTAAAATTATTTCCATATCCACTAGCAGCCCATATAGGATCTCTAGTCGATCTATTATAAACAACTAAATTACCGTCAGCTTGTAGTTCTAGTGTATATACTGGATTTGATGAAAAATTAGTAGTTGATGGTACCCATCCTAGTCTTCCATTTTCATAAGCTGACCAGATTGTATTATTATTAGATTTTTGTATAACTACTAAATTATTAGTAACAATTGTATTACTGATATTTGTATTTACAAATCTAAGTATATGTGTATTAGTTTCTAATTTATTTAGTCTACCATCAGAAGAGTCTAATATTATTAAATTAGAATTACCTATAGTTTCTAAATTATATCCATCTGGAAATTGAATAGAAGAAGGAGGACATACAGTAGGAGCAGGACATACAGTAGGAGCAGGACATACAGTAGGAGGAGGACATACAGTAGGAGGAGGACATACAGTAGGAGGAGGACATACAGTAGGAGCAGGACATACAGTAGGAGGAGGACATACAGTAGGAGCAGGACATACAGTAGGAATTATATTAGGAATTTGTTGTAGTTTAGTTCTATCTATTTGAGATAATTGACTAGGTGATAATCTATTTAAAAAATTAGTTAAAGCTTGTTGTTGATAATATCCGAAGCTTGTTGGAATCATAGTATTTCTATTTGGATATATATACATAGAAGATCCTCCAGTTCCTCCAGTTCCTCCTGGTCTTGATCCTACAGATCCACTTCCTCCTACTGTAGTTGAACCTGATGCTCTTTGAGCAGCTAATTGAGCAGCTTGTTGTGCACCTGCAGCTTGTTGAGCGGCTTGTTGTGCAGCTGCAGCTTGTTGAGCAGCTGCAGCTTGTTGAGCGGCTTGTTGTGCAGCTGCAGCTTGTTGAGCGGCTTGTTGTGCAGCTGCAGCTTGTTGAGCGGCTTGTTGTGCAGCTGCAGCTTGTTGAGCGGCTTGTTGTGCAGCTGCAGCTTGTTGAGCAGCTTGTTGAGCAGCTTGTTGGGCAGCTTGTTGATCAGCTGCAGCTTGTTGTTGTTGAGCAGCTTGTTGTGCAGAAGCAGGAGCAGGAGAAACAGTAAAATTTGCACATCCTGGTAATTTATCAATATTTGTATTCTGAGATAATTTTTCTAATAATATAAGAATAGAATTGCAATTTAAAGATTGAATTTGTGTAACACTTAACATATCTATTTGAGTAGAAGTTAATTTAGATACAATAGAATTAAGTTGAGAAATTGTTAAATTTTGTATCAAATCATTTGGTATATTTTGTATCTGTGTAGCTGTCATATTTTTTAATAATACATTAGGTATTCTTCTAATAAATTGTTGAATTTCTGTCATATCTGGATTCATAGTTTGATTAAAACCAGAATTATTTGATAATTTTAACATCATTTGAGATACTTGTGCTATTGACATTCTATTTACAGCTGTTTGATCAATTTGAGATATTTGTTCTGGAGATAAATTTCTAATTTGATCTGGAGATAAATTAGGAGCTACCCATGTTAATTGTTGAGATGTTAATTTACCTAATTGTGCCTGTGATAGAGCTTGAACTTGAGGATCACTTAATGTTTTAATTTGATCTGATGATAATAAATTAATAATAGATGAAACTTGATTTGCTGTTAAATTTTGTAAAGTAATATTAGGTAATGTTTGAATAAAAGTTCTCAATCTTGTATCTACATTTAAATTATTTAATCCTATTCCAGAAAAATTAGTTGTTTTTCCTAATTTATCTAATAAAGTTAATATATCAGTTGGTGAAAAACTATTTAATGTAGTTTGATCTATATTTACAATTTGTAATGGAGTTAAGACTTTTAATTGAGCAGATGATAATCTTCTAATAAATGCTTGAAAGTTTGTATTATCTGGACTAATATTACCAAATTTAGTGGAAGGTAATGAAAATTTATCTAATATAGTTGCTAATTGAATATCTGTTAATAAATTGATTGTTGTTTGATCTAATGCTACTAATCTATCTGGTGTTATTTGTAATTCAGCTTGACATATCTGAGGTAATGCCGCTTTTATTTGAGAATTAGTTAATCTATTTAAAAAATTTGTTAAACCATTAACATCATAATAATATCCGAAGCTTGTTGGAATCATAGTATTTCTATTTGGATATATATACATAGAAGATCCTCCAGTTCCTCCTGGTCTTAATCCTACAGATCCACTTCCACTTCCTCCTACTGTAGTTGAACCTGATGGTCTTAGAGCAGCTAATTCAGCAGCTTGTTGTGCAGCTGAAACTTGTTGAACAGCTTGTTGTGCAGCTGCAGCTAATTGAGCATTCTCAAAAAGTATCGCTTGTTGTGCAGCTGCAGCTTGTTGAACAGAAGATAAAACAGGAACAGGAGGAGCAGGAACATTACCTAAATTAGCATTTTGAGATAATTGATCTAATACAATAAGTATTTCATTTACTCCTAATGTTTTAATTATAGTATCAGGAAAATTAGTTATACCTATACCATTTATAAAAGATACTTTTTGAGGAACAGTTAATTTATTATACCAATTAGTTAATATGAAATTAGTATCAAATTTAGTTAATAAATCAACAGTTAAATTTTTAATTCTATCATCTGATAATCCTGCAAATATTCTTTTTAATCTTGTATCATCTAATTTTGTATTAAGTATAGGTATTAATAATTCTAACTGAGCAATTGATAGTTTATTAAAGAAATCAGTAGTTAAATTTAATTCGGGAACTAAATTTACACTTCTTTGAATTAATGCTGCTATTAAATTATTAGATAAATTTTTAACAATTGTAGCATCCATAGTTTTAAGCTGATCTACAGTGTATTGAGCATTATTATATTTAGTTTGAAATGAATCTCTTTCAGATTTAAGATTTGATACATAAGACAATCTATCTAAAGTCTGAGAAGTTAATTGATTAAAAAAGGTTTGATCCAAAGAATTTATAAATGTAGAAGAATTTGGCATATTAACAATATTATCTATAAGTATTTTTAGTCTTTGAGTACTCATTTTAATAAAATCAGCAGGTTGTAGTTTCTGATTTAATTCAGTTATATTAGTAAAAATAGTACTTAGAGCATCTTCAGCTGCTTTTTTAGCAGTTCTTAAAGTTGTTAGTTCAGTGTCTTTATTAGATATATCAGTTCTTAATTGTGAAATTGTAGAATTTAAAGTAGATGGATTAGCTGTTTGATATGCAGTTAAAGCATCTTCAGCTGCTTTTTTAGCATTTCTTAAAGTTGTTAGTTCAGTGTCTTTATTAGATATATCAGTTCTTAATTGTGAAATTGTAGAATTTAAAGTAGATGGATTAGCTGTTTGATATGCAGTTAAAGTATCTTCAGCTACTTTTTTATCAGTTCTTAAATTTGTTATTTCAATATCTTTATTAGATATATCAGTTCTTAATTGTGAAATTGTAGAATTTAAAGTAGATGGATTAGCTGTTTGATATGCAGTTAAAGCATCTTCAGCTGCTTTTTTAGCATTTCTTAAAGTTGTTAGTTCAGTGTCTTTATTAGATATATCAGTTCTTAATTGTGAAATTGTAGAATTTAAAGTAGATGGATTAGCTGTTT